CGGTTGGCCAGATGCGCGATGCGGTGGCCAAGGCCCGCAGCGAGGCGAAGGAGGGCATTGCCTACCTGCCGAGCTATGTGGATCGGGTGCTGGCTTCGATGAGCGCTGGCGCTGCTGTGGTTGCTGCTGCCCAGGCGGGTGAGAGTTTTGCGACGAAGGACTACGGAACGAAAGTGGTGGTGCTGTGATGACGACCGTTCAACAAGCGTTCAGCAAAGGTTTGCCTGCTGTGCATCGTCCACCGCTGGAGCGCGAGGATGTGTGCGATGTGCATGGCGCGTTCACGGCCTATTGCCACCTGGGCAATGTGTGGACTGGATGCCGCCAGTGCGCTGCGGCAGCAGAGGCACGGCGGGCTGATCTGGAGGCCCGCAAGGAAAAGGAGCTGCGTGATGCCGAGTGGCAGCAGCGGCTGGGCCGGGCGGGTATTCCTGAGCGGTTCATGGTCAGCAGCTTTGGCAACTACGTGGTGGAGCATGAGCTGCAGCAGCAAGCACTGGACGCTGCCATGGCCTATGCCAACGGGTGGGCGCAGGTGCGTGCGGTGGGCCGGGGTGCCATCTTCCTTGGCAATGTAGGCACGGGCAAGACGCACCTGGCTGTCTCCATCGGCAAGCACGTCATGCGCAAGCATGGGGCCTCGGTGTTGTTTGTTTCGGTGCAGCGGGCCGTTCGGTCTATCAAGGACACGTGGGTCAAAGGCAGCGCGGTGTCTGAGTCGCAGGCTGTGACTCTGCTGACGTTCCCTGATCTGCTCATCCTCGATGAGGTGGGTGTGCAGCACGGCAGCGAGTACGAGCGGCAGGTGCTGTTTGATGTGTTGAACGAGCGCTATGAGACGCGCAAGCCCACGCTGTTCCTGTCGAACAAAACGATTGATGAGGTTCGCGCTGTGCTCGGTGAGCGCGTGATGGATCGCTTGCGCGAAGACGGTGCCACTGTCGTACCGTTCGGGTGGGCCAGTCATAGGGGAGCGGTCCATGGTGCGTAGGGTTTGCCCACCCCCCCGGTGCGGGTCCTCCTGGCTATCCCTCGGTGCGGGTAATTCGAGCCGCATTCGCGGACTGTTGCGTGACCTTCCTAAGGGGGTTATGTGATGCAAGTTGTTGATTTATCAGGTGCTTTTTCGCAAACGCTGCTCGCCAGCATGGTCGGCATCACGCAGCCGGCCGTGTCTGCGATGGTGGCCGATGGGCGCCTACAGGTGGAAGGGTTGAGCTTGGGCGATGCCTTGCAGGCCTACTGCCAGCGCCTGCGCGACCAGGCGGCTGGCCGTGTGGGTTCGGAGGTGGGCGGGTTGGACTTGGTGCAAGAGCGCGCCGCCCTGGCCCGTGAGCAGCGCGAAGGCCAGGCCATCAAGAACGCCGTGGCGCGGCGCGAATACGCCCCCGTGGGCCTGCTGGCTGACGTGCTGGGCCGTGCGGGCGGCGCGGTGGTGGATCGCTTCGACCAGCTGGAGGGCGCGCTGAAAAAGGCATGCCCCGACCTGCCCGATGAAGCCAAGACCACGGTGCTGCGCGTGATCGCCGCCGCCCGCAACGAGTGGGTGCGCGAAACCGCCCAGCTGGTAGCTGAGTCGCTGGACGAAATGCTGGCAGCCGATGAAGGCGATGGCGACGTGTTGGATGCGCTGGAGGACGTGCCCGAATGACGACGATGCCGCCCGTCAGCCTGGAGACCGCCGAGGCCATCAAGGCCGCCGTGCGCCTGGGGCTGGAAAGCCTGCGCGCTGAGCCGCCTCAGCGCCTGGGCGACTGGGCGCAAGAGCATTTCAAGCTGGCGGGCGAAAGCAGCCACCAAAAAGGCGCCTGGATTGCCTGGGGCTTTCAGGTCGGGATCATGGACTTCATGAGCGACGACCAGATCGAAGAGCTGGACGTGATGAAGGCCAAGCGCGTGGGCTACACCAAGATGGTCACCGCCTTCGTTTGCTACAACATCGCCCACCGCCGCCGCAAGCAGGCGCTGTGGCAGCCCACCGACGACGACCGAGACAGCTACGTCAAAAGCGAAATCGACCCGCTGCTGGACCCGCAGACCGGCGTGCAGGCCATCAACAAGGCCCGCAAGCGCGGCAAGGCCAACGAAGAAACCATCAAGTTCAAGCCCTTCCGCGACTCGGTGCTGCACCTGCTGGGCGGCAAGGCTGCCCGGGCATACCGCCGCATCACACTGGCCGTGTCCATCCTGGACGAAATCAGCAAGTTCGATCGCAGCATTGAAAAGGCGGGCCCACCCCGTGGCCTGGCACGCGGCCGCCTGGAGGGCGCGCCATACCCCAAGCTGGTGTGCGGCTCCACCCCGCTGCTGAAAGGACTGTGCCACATCGAAGACGCCGCCAACGAGGCTGAGGGCCTGGTGCGGTACCACATCGACTGCCCCCACTGCGGCGCAGACCACCCCCTGGCCTGGGGTGGTAAGAACGTGGCTCATGGCTTCAAGTGGGAACGCGGCAAGCCCGAGACCGTGCGCCACGTCTGCCCCCACTGCCGTGCGTCCATCACCCAGGCTGACTACATGCCGGGCGGCACGCCGCTGCAAGGCACCTGGGTGTGTGAACGCACGGGCAAGCGCTACGGAATGGACCGCGTGTGGCGCGACAACAAGGGCATGCCCTGCAAGCCGCCCCGCACCCTGGCCGTGCATGTTTGGACGGCCTACAGCCCGCAGCGCAGCTGGGCAGACATTGTTGATGAGTTCGAGAAAGCCTTGATTGCCTTGGAAAAAGGCGAAGTGGGCCCCATGCAGCTGTTCGTCAACGAAACACTGGGCGAAACCTGGGAACTGGCAGGCGAGCGCACCGACGAACATGCTCTGCAAGCCCGGGCAGAGCCGTACAAGCTGTGCACCGTGCCCAAAGGTGGCCTGTACCTCACCGCCGGTGTGGACGTGCAGCGTAACCGCTGGGAAATCACTGTCTACGCCTGGGGGCGCGGCTTGGAGTCGTGGGTGGTCGATGTGGTTCAAATCGAGGGCAACCCGGCCGTCGATGAGGAATGGGACGCCGTCACCCACCACCTGCAGCGCCGCTACACGCAGGAATGGCACGGTGGCACCCTGGGCATCAGCGCCACCAGCATCGACTCATCCGACCAGACGCAGGCCGTCTACAACTGGGTGGCCAAGGCCCAGCACATCTTGCCAGGCCTGCGCGCTATTAAGGGCGACGGCAATGAGGCTACCAACATCCTCGGGCCCAGCAACGCGCAAGACATCAACTGGCGCGGTAAGAAGGTGCCCAACGGCATCAAGCTCTGGCGCGTTGGCGTCGATGCTGCGAAAGATCTGCTGCTGGGCCAGCTCGCCATCACCAAGCCCGGGCCCGGCTTCGTGCACTTCAGCGACGAGCTGCCGCGCGAGTTTTACGAACAGCTCACGGCCGAGCAGCGCGTGCTGGCCAAGATCAACGGGCGGGAGGCCTATCGCTGGATCAAACGCCGCCCGCGCAACGAGCAGCTGGACAACCGCAACTACGCCTTGCACGCCGCTATGGCCAGCGGCTTGCACCGCTATGACGACGCCCGCTGGCAAAAGCTGGAGGCTGCCGTGCAGCCCGCAAATCATGATCTTTTTGCTGCACAAAGCATAGCAACAAAGCCAGAAGAAAACAGCGCTGCCGCAGACAAAGCACCTGTGCAGCACAAGCCCAACCCCTTCGCATCGCGCGCCAACCGCAGGCATTCCGCCTCCACAGCCACATGGTAAAACCTTCCGCCCAACCCACGCCGCAGCAGCTCCAGGGTCTGCTGCCAGATGATGCCCCCACGGCAGACCAGCAGGCGTTGGCCACCGTCGAGCACAGTGACGACGTGGTCGAATACACCCTGCGCTGCGTCATGGCCCTGGCGCCCCGCCTCAATGCCGCCGTGTTGCGTGCAGCTGAGGCCCAGGTGCGCGAGGTGTTCGGCGGCGATGAGGTGTGGGTAGGCCGCCGGCCTGATCTGCTCAGCCGCAACGACGCTATCCGCCGCGACTATCTGGCGGGCGAGCGCGTGGCACTGCTGTCGCGCCGGTACCAGCTCACCCAGCGCCACGTGCTGCGCATCATCAAGGGGCAGGGGTGACATTTCACCCCTTACAAATGTCACCCTGCGCGGCCTAGATTGCAGCCTGCAACACCACGCGCGCCATGGTCACCACACCCACTACAGAACCCACCACCGTCAACGCGGGCGACACCGTAATTTGGCGTCGCACGCTGGCCGACTACCCCGCCAGCGAAGGCTGGGCGCTGGCATATACCCTGCTCAGCGCCGCAGCCAAAATCACCATCAATGCTGTGGCCGATGGCGCCGACCACCTGGTCAACGCAGCGGCGGGCACCACCGGCGGCTGGGTTGCTGGCGACTACGCCTGGCGCGCCCAGGTTAGTAAGTCTGGGCAGGTGTTCACGGTGGGTGAGGGGCGGATGACAGTGCGCCCAAGTTTTACCGGAGCCGCCACGCTAGACACCCGCAGCAGCGCGCGCAAGGCGCTGGAGGCCGTCAAGGCGTATTTGGCTGACGCCAACAACATCAAGGCGTCAGAGTATGAAATTGCAGGCCGTCAGCTGCGCCGTTACACCTTGAGCGAGCTGTGGGCCCACCACGATCGGCTGGTGACCGAGGTGCGTAATGAAGGCGCGGCAGACCGCATTGCCGCAGGCCTGCCCAGCAACACCCGCGTATATGTGAGGTTCGGCCAATGACCAGCATGATCACCCGTGCCCGCCAGTGGCTCAGCCGCACGGTAGCCCCAGCCTCGCACCACACCCGGCGCTTCCAGGCCGCCCGCGTGGACCGGCTCACCGCCGACTGGATGGCCATCGCCCAGAGCATCAACGAAGAGCTGCGCAGCGACCTTGATGCGCTGCGCTCACGCGGCCGCCAGCTGGGTAACAACAATGACTACGCCAAAAAGTTCATTGGCATGGTCAGGGACAACATCATCGGCCCCGGCGGCGTGCGCCTGCAGGTGCGCATTGAAGACAGCCCGGGCAAGCCTGACCGCCTGGCCAGCGCTGCCATCGAGCGCGCCTACAACGAATGGCAGGCTGTTGCCGATGTAACAGGCCACCAGCACTTCCGGGATATGTGCGAAACCATGGTGGGTGGGTTGCCGTCTGATGGAGAGTTTCTGCTGCGCATGGTGCGCGGGACTGACGCTGGCAACCGGTTCAACTTCGGGCTGCAGCTCATCGACGTTGACCGCATCGACACCACCTACAACGGCCGCCACGACGCCAACACCGTCATCATGGGGGTGGAGGTCAACGCCTACCGCCGCCCGGTGGCCGTACACATCTTTGCGGCTCACCCCAACGACGGCCAGCACAGCAGCCGCCAGCGCATCCGCCTGCCGCTGGACGATGTTATCCACGGCTTCAAAGTGGAGCGCCCCGAACAGCTTCGTGGCATCCCTTGGATGGCCGCTGGCATGCTCAGCCTGCACCACCTGGGCAATTTCAAGCTGGCGGCCCTGCTGGCTGCAGAGCACGGCGCCAACCACTACGGCTTCTTCACCACGCCAGACGGTCAGTCGCCCATCGGCGCGCCAGACGCAACCGGCGGCGAGGCCGTCACCGTCAGCCAGCCCGGGTACTACGACACACTGCCCACCGGCGTGCAATTCACCGCCTACGACAGCAAGTACCCCGAGCAGAACTTTGGCCCCTTCGTCAAAACCACGCTGCAGCGCATCGCCAGCGGCTGGGGGGTGGCCTACCACTCCCTGGCCAACGACCTGGAGGGCGTCAGCTTCTCCAGCATCCGCAGCGGCACGCTGGAAGAGCGCGACCGGTGGATGGGCGACCAGCAGTGGTTCATCGACGTGGCGCTAGAGCGCATCTACCGCGCCTGGCTGCAGATGGCCCTGATGTCTGGCGCCATCACCATGCCCAACGGCAGCGCGCTGCCCGCGTCCAAGCTCGAAAAGTTCAGCCGCCACGAATGGCAGCCCCGCCGCTGGGAATGGGTGGACCCACAAGCAGACACCAACGCCAACATCCTCAAGGTGCGCGCAGGCCTCATGAGCCCGCAAGACCTGTGCAGCGCCATGGGCTACGACTTCGAGGACACGCTCGACGCCATTGCCGCCGCCCAAAAGCTCGCCAAGGAAAAGAACGTGCAGCTGCCCGCCTACGACGCGCTGCCCGGGGCCAGTGGGGCAGCAACACCTGCGGTGCCTGCGCCGTAGCGCGCAAGGTTCCCCACCCCAAGGCCCGCCCTGCGCGGGCCTTTTGCATTGTGGCGCGCAGCGCGAGTAGGTGACATTTCACCCCTTACAAATGTCACCTCACCCCGCTTGCAATAGCGGGCATGAGCAGCACAGCACACCTCCCTGAAGCCGTCGCCAGGCACCTGTCCAAGGGCCGCGCAGAGCGTGCATTTCTGGTCGAGCGCCAAGCCATTGACGAAGAGGCCCGCACCGCTGTGCTGGCCTTCGCCAGCGAGCTGCCTTACGAGCGCTACTGGGGTGTGGAGATTCTGGACTGCACTGCCACCAGCATGCGCCAGGGCCGCCTGCGCAGTGGTGCCAACCTGCTTTGCGACCACGACACCCGCGATGTCGTCGGCGTTATCGAATCTGTCGAGATCGGTGCGGACAGGGTTGCCCGCGCCGTGGTGCGCTTCGGAAAAAGCGCTCGTGCAGAGGAAGTGTGGAACGACGTGCGCGACGGCATCCGCCGCAACGTGTCTGTCGGCTACATGGTCCACAAAGCGCAGCTGGTCGAAACCGTGGACGGCGTGGAAACCTACCGCGTCACCGACTGGGAGCCCTTTGAAGTCTCGCTTGTCAGCGTCCCCGCTGACGCATCCGTCGGCGTAGGCCGCAGCCTTGATGGCGCTGACACACCAGCACCAGACGCAGCCCCTGCGCCGCAAGCCACCACCCCCACCCAAACCCCATCCGAACCCGAGGTGAAAAAAATGCCTGATCCCGTAATCGAAGTCGTAGAGCAGCGTAACCACGCTGCCGAAATCTCCAAAATTGCCCCCAGCATCCCCGGCGGCGCCGAGCTGGCCATGGACGCCATTCAGCGCGGCCTGACCGTTGAGCAGTTCCAGCGCGAAGCCATCGCCAAGATGTCCAGCAAGCCCGTGCCCACCGCTGATATCGGCATGGAAAAGGGCGAGGTCAAGCAGTACAGCCTGATGCGCGCCCTGAACGCGCTGGCCAACCCCACCGACGCCGCCGCCCAGCGCGCAGCCGCCTTCGAGCGTGAATGCTCCGACGCAGCCGCTGCCAAGGTAGGCAAGCAAGCGCGCGGCTTCATGGTGCCCAACGAAGTGCAGCGCCGCGACCTGGTGGTGGGCACCCCCACGGCGGGCGGCAACATGGTGGCGACGGATCTGCTCACCGGCAGCTTCATCGATATCCTGCGCAACGCCATGGTCATCGACGGCCTGGGCACCCGCATGCTCACCGGCCTGGTGGGTAACGTGGCCATTCCCAAGCTCACCGGCTCGGCCACTGCTTACTGGGTGGCAGAAAACTCGGCGCCTAACGAAAGCCAGCAAATCGTCGGCCAGGTCACGCTGACGCCCAAGACGGTTGGCGCCTTCACCGACATTGCCCGCCGCCTCCTGCTGCAAACCAGCCTGGATGTGGAGGCCATGGTGCAGAACGACCTCGCCACCATCCTGGGCCTGGCCATTCAGCAGGCCGCCATCAACGGTACCGGCGCATCCAATCAGCCCAGCGGCATCCTGACGCAGATCGCCACGCCCACCGTTGTTGCTGGCACCAACGGTGCTGCGCCCACATGGCAGAACGTCATCGACCTGGAGTCAGCCGTGGCTGTGGCCAATGCCGATGTGGGCACGCTGGCCTACCTCACCAACGCCAAGGTGCGCGGCAAGCTCAAGGCCACCAGCAAGGTGTCGGGTCAAAACGGCTTCATCTGGGAGGGGGGCGACACCCCTGTTAACGGCTACCGCGCTGCTGTCACCAACGCAGTGCCGTCCAACCTCACAAAGGGCACCAGCTCGGGCGTGTGCTCTGCCGCCATCTTCGGCAACTGGGCCGACTTGGTTATTGGCATGTGGGGCGGCCTCGACCTCATGGTCGATCCGTACACCGGCAGCGCCGCCGGCACCGTGCGCGTGGTGGCCCTGCAAGACGTGGACGTTGCCCTGCGCAACACCGTGTCCTTCGCCACCGTGGTGGACCTGCTGACCGCCTAAGCCAGCACCGCACCCCGCCGTCCACTACCGCACAGGCCTCCAGCATGTTCACCGAAGACATCAGCGCCTTCTTCAGCGCCGCAGACTTCGCCACCACGGCGAGCTTTGCTGGTGGTGCCGACGTGCCTGTCATCTTCGATGCGCCTGCGGTGCCTGGCTCTGTCGGCCAGCTCGGCATGGTCACTGCCCAGCCGGTCATCACCTTGCCCAGCGCGCAGGTGCCCGCCAACCCGGTGGGCGTCAGCGTGGTGATAACGGTTGATGGCTCTGCAGTCCCCTACGTGGTGGCAGATGCTCAGCCTGACGGCACGGGCATCACCCGCCTGCTGCTGGAGGTTGCATGAGCGCTGTCCCCACCAAGTTCGCCCAGGTGCTCGGCGCCATGCAGTCTTCCCTGCAGGCTGCGGCGCCCGTGTCGCCCAACGTGTTTCGTGCCCGCGCCCGTGTGGTGCCGCAGCAGATGGCCACGGCCATCGTGGTGCGGCCAGCCCAGGCCGAGCGTGATGCATCTGTGGGGCAGGGCGCGTTCGCCGTGTGGCTCACCGCTGTGGCGGTGGACTGCTACGCACGCGGCAGCACGGCCAACCCCGCAGACCTGGCGGTGGACGAACTCATGGGCGCAGCTGTGCAACGGCTGATGCAAGACCCATCCCTGGGCGGCTTGGTCGGGTCGATTGACCCTCAGGCCATTACCTGGGATTTCGACGTGGACGGCGAGCAAACCGCCTGCGCCACGGTGACTTTTTATGTGCGGCACGCCACGGCGGCCAGCTCTTTCAACTGATTCCAACCCTAAGAGGTAATCCAAATGGCAGATCCAATCTTCTGGACCAACGTCGGCATCGATGTGCAAACCGCCCTGGCCACCGCTGTCACCATCACGTCCATCACCAAGGCTGCGACGGGCGTAGCCACGTACTCTGGCGCCGTAAATCCCGGGAACGGCGACTACATTGCCATGAAAGCCAATGGCATGTACCAGGTCAACGACCGCCTGTTCCGCATCGCCAACGTGAACGCCACGGCCAAGACGTTCGAGCTGGAGGGGGAAGACACCACCAGCTTCGACACGTTCATCAGTGGTAGCTACCAGGTCGTCACATTCGGCGCATCTTTCAACTCGGTGCAGAGCATTAACGTGAGCGGCGGCGACTATGAAAAGGCCGATGTGACCACCATCCATGACTCGGTGCGTAAGAACGTGCCCACCATTGCCGCGCCATTGACCCTCTCGCTCACCAACTTCTTCGACATGACCGACCCCGGCTTTGTTGAGTGCAACAAGGCCTACAAGAAGAAGGAAAAGCGTGCCATTCGGCTGCGCTTCGGTACTGGCGCCAAGATGGTTCTGACCGGCTACGTGGGCGCCGCAGGCGTGCCCAATGGCCAAGCGCAGGGCGTGGTGCAAACCCCAGTGTCCATCGAAGCGCAGAACCTCCCCACCGTCTACGCAAGCTGATCGCTTGGGTCACTGCCGGCCTCGTGCTGGCGGTGCTCTGGTTTCGTGCGCGGCACAGCAGGCATTGCGCCTGCTGGTCCCGTCATCGCCCGAGCGGGCATGCCGCGCACTCCTCATCGGGCCCACATCGGGTAACAACATGGCAATTTCTCTGGTCATCTCGAACAAGATCAAGTTCAAAGTCAAAGGCACGCTCAAGACCGAATCCGGCGCGGACCAGCCCTTTGACTTTGACCTCGTCTGCAAGCGTCTGAACACCGACGAGGTGCAGGCCCTCAAGAACGAAGAAGGCAGTTTCGTCTACGCGGACTTCATGGGCCACGTCATCGAAAGTTGGGATGGCGTGAAAGACGAAGAAAAGCAGCCCGTGCCCTACACGCTCGATGCCTGGGCAGCCCTGGCCAAGATTCCAGGCGTCAGCGCCTTGGCCTGGTCTACCTACATGCGTGAGAACGGCGCCAAGGAAAAAAACTAGCCCAGGTTGCCCGCCACGTAGCAGAGCACAACTATGCGCGCCAAGCATCCAAGCAGAACCACCAGCATGGGCCGGACCCTTCCAGCCCCATGGGCGGCATGCTGTCCAAGCTGGCTGCAGTGGGCGCTCTCGATGAGCCGACAGGCTCTGACGCGCAGGCGGGCAACACCATCTACCTGTGGCCCGAGTGCGTCGAGGCATGGGGGCACTGGAACCAACTCCAAACGCAGTGGCGGGTCGGCGTGGCTGGCTCAACCGGTCTCGACTACAGCGGCGTGCACGCCTATCTGGACGAGTGTGGCATTGAGCCGGGGCCCGAGCGGCAAGAGCTGTTTTCGTGCATTCGCGCCTGTGAAGTTGCAACGCTCGACGCTTGGGCCGAGCAGCGCGCCAAACAACCACCACCAACCCGCTAACTTGGCAGGCCACACCGCATGACCACCCCCATTGGTATCACCCTCAGCCTTGAAGGAGCCCGGCAAGTAGAAACCGGGCTGGCCAGCGTGGGCAAAAGCGTGCAGGGCGTGGGCGTATCGGCGGCGCAAACAGCCGCCGCCATGCGCATGATTCCCGCGCAATTCACCGACATCGTGACCGGGCTGGCCAGCGGCCAGGCCCCGCTCACCGTGCTGCTGCAGCAGGGTGGCCAGCTCAAAGACATGTTTGGGGGCGCGGGTGAGGCCGCCAAGGCTTTGGGCACCTATGTGGTCGGGCTCATCAACCCCTTCACCCTGGTGGCTGCAGCGGCCGCCACGGTGGCCGTGGCGTACAACCAGGGCAGCAAAGAGGCCGATGCTTACCGCCTGGCCATCGTATCCACGGGCAATGCTGTGGGCACCACCACAGGCCAGCTGCAGGGCTACGCGCAGGAAATCAGCAACGTTATCGGCACACAAGGCAAGGCGGCAGAGTCCCTGGCTGCATTTGTCAGCACGGGCAAGGTCTCGCGCGATGTGCTCAAAGAAGCGGCCCAGTCCGCAGTAGCGTGGGAACGCGCCACAGGCCAGGCAGTGGGCACCACCGCCAAGCAGTTTGCCGACCTGGCCAAAGACCCCTTGCAGGCCGTGCTCCAGCTCAACCAGGGCACCAACTTCCTGACAGAGAGCGTCTACAAGCAGATCAAAAGTCTGGATGAACAGGGGCGTATGGCTGAAGCTGCGGCAGTGGCCCAGCGGGCATATGCGGATGCGCTCACCAGCCGCAGTTCCACAGTCACTCAGAACTTGGGCTACATCGAGAAGGCTTGGCAAGGCATCACTGGCGCAGCGAAAAAGGGTTGGGATGCGATGCTCAATGTGGGGCGTTCATCCACGCCGGCTGACGCAACGGCTGAACTGCGCGCACGCCTGAACAAGCAGCAAGAAGAGTTGGCAGCCAAGCGTGCCATCAACCCCTATGCCGATACAAGCGGCCTGGAAAAGGGTATTGAGGTTCTGAAACAGCGCATTGGGCTTCTTGAAAGCGATGAGCGCCAGACTCGGCGCAATGCCGAAGCAGAGGCTGCTCGAGCCGCGCAAAATGCTGCCGCCGTTGAATGGGACAAAGAGGGCGCCAAATACCTCAGCGACAAGGCCAAGCTGGAGCGCGATCTCGCCAAGGCCCGCAACGAAG